GGGGGGTGGGGACCGTGGGCGGCCGGCCGCCCGCGGATAAAACGACTCGCGATTCTTTTTCAGACTTAGGAGTCCCTAAGCGACTTATAATCGACCCGAAATGAATGGCACAAAGACAAGACACCACCCAGGAACAATTCGCCAGACTGGTCGGCATCAGCCAACCCGAGGTTTCCCAGCTGATCCGCAAGGGGGTGCTCACCCGCGGCGGCACCACTGCTCAGTGGCACAAGGAATATCTCGACAATCTGCGCAAGGTCGCAGCCGGCTGGCAGTCGCAGACTGGCCTGCTGGACCGTATTCAAGAGGCGGCGCTGTTAGACCGGCGCAAACGCGAAGAGTTGGAGATCAAACTCGCCGAACGCAAAGGCGAGCTGCTGCCGGTCTCGGCTGTAGTCGAGGCGTTGAATTCACTCAACGCCGCCGTCCGCTCCAAACTCCTCGCGCTGCCCAACCGTATCCGCTCGAACAACCCGCAGATGACACCGCGCCAAGTGCAGCAACTTGATGAAAGCGTTCGCGAGATACTAACCGAGTTGTCCAATGTTAGATTACCTCCAAGTTTTAGAGAGTGCGCTGAACGATACTTTTCAGATCTACACACCGCCCCCCAAACTAAAGGTAAGCGAGTGGGCCGACACGTATCGGATGCTCAGTCCCGAGAGTAGCGCCGAGCCAGGCCGTTGGCGCACCAGTCGAACGCCATACATGCGCGAGCCTATGGATGAAATCACCAATCCCGAGACCGAAGATGTCGTACTCATGGCCAGCTCGCAGGTCGGCAAGACCGAACTTTGTCTCAACGCCACCGGCTACTTCGTCCATCAAGACCCGGCGCCTATGCTCCTTATCGAGCCGACCCTCGACATCGCAGAAGCGTACAGCAAAGACCGCCTGGCGCCCATGATCCGCGACACGCCCGAGCTCGCCAATCTCATCGCCGACGTTAAGACCCGCGACAGCGGCAACACGATTTTGCACAAGCGTTTCCCTGGCGGCCACGTCACCCTGGCCGGCAGTAATTCCCCCAGCGGTCTTGCCAGCCGGCCGATCCGGATTGTTCTTTTCGATGAGGTCGACAGGTACGCAGCCAGCGCCGGATCAGAGGGCAGCCCGATTGCGATTGCTAACAAACGGTCAACGACATTTTGGAACCGCAAAAAGATTTATGCCTCAACCCCGACGATAAAAGACTTGAGCAACATTGAAGCGATGTTCAACGCCAGCGACCGCCGCCGTTATCATGTCCCATGCTGGGCCTGCAAGAAATTTCAGATCCTCAAGTGGGAGCAAGTTAAGTGGGAACCAGGCCGGCCCGAGACTGCTCTCTATGTTTGCGAGCACTGCGGCGCCGGGTGGTCCGATGTTCAACGTCACGAGGCTGTGATCGACGGCCGGTGGATCGCCGAAGCACCGTTCAAAGGGGTCGCCGGATTCCACATATGGGAAGCATACAACCCATGGGTCAACCTCAGCGAGATCGCTAAATCGTTTTTAACGGCTCACGAGCGCCAGGAGCAAGGCGATCTCGAATCGATGAAAGCCTTTGTCAACACGACACTGGGTCAGACCTGGGAGGAGAAGGCAGAGCGCGTCGCCACCGATCCATTGCTCGACCGCCGCGAGAATTACGCGGCCGACTCGTTGCCTTACCGGGTGCTCTACTTGACCGCCGGCATCGACGTCCAGGACGACCGGATCGAGATCGAGATCGTCGGCTGGCGCAGCGAACGTCGCAACGACCCCGAGGAAAGCTGGGGCGTTGAAGTAATTATTCTCTATGGCGATCCCGCCAAGCCCGATATTTGGAACGACGTTGACGAAATCACCAAGCGCGTATGGACTACCGAAGACGGCCGCCAGCTTCGGCTTGCGGCCGTCGCCATCGACAGCGGTGGTCACCACACCGCCGCGGTTTACAAGTTTTGCAGCCCGCGCACCGGCCGCCATGTCTACGCCGTCAAGGGCATGGCAGGGGCCAGGCCGTTGTGGCCGCCGAAGGTCGGCAAGTCAAAGCGCCACAAGGGACACAAAGTTTGGATCGTCGGCGTCGACGTTGCCAAAGACGCGATTTATTCTCGACTACGGATCGGCAACCCAGGCCCCGGTTACTGCCACTTTCCATTGAGCTACACTCGCGACTTTTTCGAGCAGCTCACCAGCGAGCGTGTCGTGACTAGATTCGTCAAGGGCCATCCTATCCGCGAATGGCACAAGCCGCCAGGCAAACGCAACGAAGCCCTCGACAGGCGCGCTTATGCTCTGTCAGTCTTGTACGCCAGAGCTGTGCCTTGGGAGATCCTGGCGCGCACAGCCCCGGCAGCTCCGGCCGCGCAGGCCATCGATGACGGAACGAAACCGCCGCCGCCACCGCCCAAGCCAGCGGCGCCGGCGGCGCGGCCCCAGTTGGGGGCCAACCCGCGGCAAACCAGGTTTAGAGTGCGATGATCACCTTTGTTACTTGGAAGTGGCACACGCCAGGCGTGGCGCGCGTGTTTCTCAGCGAGCATGTCAACGTCCTGCGCGCTATGGTGTCGCGCCATTACTCGGCGCCGCACCGCTTTGTCTGTATTACCGATGACCCGGCCGGTCTCGATCCGCGCGTTGAAGTGATGCCACTGCCGGTCCGGTTCGACGAATTGACCAACCCGCGCGGCGCCCGCTTCCCGAACTGTTACTGCCGCCTGTGGAATTTCAGCCGCGATGCCGCCGTCCTGGGCGAGCGCATCTTCCAGCTCGACATCGATGTCGTTATCACCGCCGACCTGCGGCCGCTGATCGAGCACAGGGAAGATTTCGTCGGCTGGACCGACAAGCGCTTCGAGACCCACAAGATCGCCGGTGGCGCGTATATGTTGCGCACCGGCAGCTGGCCCGAGATATGGGATGACTTTGACCCTGCTCGCTCGCCGGCGCTTGCCAAGTCAGCCGGGTTTTTCGGTAGCGATCAGGGGTGGATGAGTTATCGGCTACAGGGACAGAAGGCGCGCTATGGCCGATGGAAAGGCGCCGGCCTGATGAAAATAAATTGGACCGAGCCCCACGCCAGACAGGCGCCAGCCGGCGCGCGGATGGTATTCACGAGCGGCGAAAATCCGCCATGGCATAGCGCAGTGCAGCGGCGTTACCCATGGATCAAAAAACACTGGAGATTGTAATCATGAGCCGCCGGTTATTTTTAGACGTTGGCGCCAACAACGGCCAGACCCTCGCCGCGGTCCTCGACCCCGAGCTGGGTTTCGACGGCATTGTTTGCTTCGAGCCGGTGCAGGTATGCCGCAGTCGCTTGGCCAAACTCGCCGACGGCCGGGTCAAGATCGAGCCTTTCGGGTTATGGAACCGCGACTGCCAGCAGACGTTATTTAACCCCGACACCAAGGGCGGCAGCCTGTGGCGCAAAGACAACGCGACAAACAAAGGCATCGAGGTGTGTCAATTCCGCAAGGCCAGCAAGTGGTTTGCCAAGAATGTTACTTATGCCGACACAGTCTTTTTGAAATTGAATTGCGAGGGCGCCGAGTGCGACATCCTTGATGATCTGCTCGACTCATGCGAATTCGAGAAGGTCAGCTATGCCATGATAGACTTCGATGTCCGCAAGATAAGTTCGCAAAAGCACCGCGAGGCCGAGCTCCGCCAGCGGCTGGCCCATATCCCGTTTCCCCGCGTGGCGTTCTCGCGCGACGTAATGGTCGGCGAGACGCATCAGGCGAGAATTAAAAACTGGCTCCTGTGCGTCGGGGCCGCAGAAAGAGAGATAGCCCGATGACAGAGACAACAGAAGCGAAGTTACCAACGCGATGCAAAAGTTATCTGTTCACCAAGAGGATCGCGACCCACGAACGGGACTACAGAGACTCAGAAGAACAATGGTCTACTCTGAAACCCATCGTAAAAAAACAAATCGAAAGTGGCGAAATAAGAATAGAGCGGGGCCTTGGCATTAAGAACTATACGAGATTGTGCCAGTGGGTAGGATGTCCGGTTGTCATTAAACCTAAACGCGCCTACGGGCTTCGTCACGTAAAGATGGTTGAGATTGATTGTAAGCGCTGCCACGGGACCGGCAGGCGTCTGGTCCGCAGATTGGTAGCAGACTAAACAGCGATCCCATGGGGGGGCTTCAAATTGAACGATCTTACTTTAATCGTGCCCTACTATCGCAACCCCAAAATGCTCAAGCGCCAGGTCGAGGAGTGGGGGAAATATCGCAACGGCATAAAGGTGATCTGCGTCGACGACGGCAGTCCAGAACCGGCGCTGCCGATCATCACCGGCAGCACCAAACGCGAATGGATCAACGTGACAGATCATGACGGCACAGTGCCATATAGCGAAGCTCCGCCTTTGATTCAGCTTTACCGTATCAGCGTCGACATACCATGGAACCGCGAAGGCGCCCGCAACCTCGGCGCGCACCACGCTAAGACCGAGTGGATCATCCAAGTCGACATCGATCATATCTTGCCGGCCGACGCCGTCGAAAAGCTGCTCAATTACAAGCTCGATAGAAATCGCTGGTATCGTTTTCCGCGGTGGCGCCGCGGCCGCGCCGACGCCACCCGCAAAAAAGACCGACTCCCCGATGAGTCCGAGTATGGTCCGATTCACCCGCACGTCGACAGCTATCTTGTCCGGCGGGAGATTTACTGGAAGACAGGCGGCTATGACGAAGACTATTCCGGCGCCCTGGGCGGCGGCAACGCCTTTCTCAAACGGCTTGAAGAGGTCCAGCATGTCGAGCTACTGCCGCCGCCAATCCGGCTTGAGGTCTACACGCGAAGCGTAATTCCCGACGCAAGCGATTGGTCGCTTTCGCGAGACACCAGCGAATGGCGGGCCCGCCGCCAGCGCAAGGAAACCGCCGGCGACACGACGCCGAAAAACCCGTTGCGCTTTTCGTGGGTGAGGGAGCTATGAGATACGGTTGGATCAAAAGCGAGTGGGACACGCTGACAGAATGCTCAGAGGGCAAGTCGCTCGCCCGCTTCGGCGACGGCGAGTTGAAACTGATGGACGGTCAGGGTTATTTCCGCGAGCCCGGAAACGACAAACTCGGCGGCGAGCTGCTAAAGGTTTTACAGTATCCCGCTGCAAATCTCTGTGTCGGCATCCCGACGATGAGTCCAGACGGCCCGAAGTTTACGAACTGGTGCCGCCACGCCGAGCGCTTCGCCAAGCTGCTTAATCCCGACGTGGTTTATTACAGTGCTTTCGTCACTCGGCCCGACAGCGCGCCCTGGATTCAAACCAAAAACTTCGCCCTCTTGTTCCAAAGTCTGTGGGAAAAGAAGCGGGTGACCGTCATGAGCGAACGCGACAACAAGATATTCACCCTGGTGCAGCGCACCGCCGGCAAGTTGAAGCACGTCGCCTGCCCGCACAGCGAGGCCTACGGTAAGATCGACGAACTCGAACAGGCGATCGTCGAGACCGAGCCAACAATCGCGCTGCTGTCCTGCGGCCCGACGGCGACATGCCTGGCCAACCGCCTCGCGCTGCGCGGTATCCAAGCCATCGATGTCGGCAGCGCCGGGGGCTATTTACTCAAGCTGCTGGCGTGAGGTCTGCGCTTGATTAAGAAATGCTTGCGCGCCCCGTCGCTTTGCGCTATCGTCACCACAATTTATTTTTCTGCCGGACGCCGACGGGCGGAAGCGGCAGCGTCGATCAGGCGAGTTTCAAAGCCGAATCCGTGCTCGGCGGATTCGGCTTTTGTTTTTTCTGATTATGCCAATCGCATGGACACAAGAAGACCTCGATCAGCTGAAGGACGCTATCTTGAAGAAGGCGTCCGGTAAACGATTGACCAGCGTCGACCTGGGCGGCCGCATGGAGTCTTACGCCGACGCTCCCCTCGATCAGTTGCGCGCGCTGGCCGAGGAGATCGGCGCCAGCTTGACGACTGCAACGCGG